TTAGAAATTTGGGACGGAGTTGGTTGGGCAAGCCCCGCAGGATCTGGCGGAGCAGTTAGTATTGCAGCAGCCAATGACATCGCTGCACAACTAGCACTTACATTAGGATAATCACATGCCAACGTTATTTAGACACTCAGTAAACACAGGAATAGGAACTGTTCCTGAAGACATACTACAGATCCCATTAGGAGTAAGAGCCACAGTTATTGGCATGAATATTGCTAACACCACAGACTATGATACTGCAGTCGTAGATATATTTGTTATAGATGAAAATTCTACTCAAGCCTATTATGTTAGAGGGTTAGCTATAGCACCAAACTCGTCTGCAAAAGTAATCACACAAGGCGAAAAATTAATATTGCCAGAGACTGCTGGACTGCGAATAGTCAGTGATACAGCCGATAGCATTGACGTCACAGTAAGTTATGTTGAGATATCATAAGGAAAAATTATGCCAAGTACATATTATCTAGGAACTAGTCCAGACGAATTATTAGGTGATTCACCACGCTATTGGTACGGCTTACGTAGAAATGCAGACGGAGAATTATTCCTATATAGAAGTGATCAGTTAAAAGACAAAGATTCAATCGAATTAAATACTCCAGGTGCTCCTACAGAAACATTTGAAGATTTTGAACCAGGCAGTGATTATTTTGAAGGCATAGCTCTAGATCATGAGATAGAATATGAGAATCTTGTCTGGACGCAATATCGTTGGGACAACAGAAACATGTTGTATTACGTAGATAATCAAGGAAGACTCACACAACGAATTAATCAAGGATACACATATCCTACAGGACATTCAAGTTAACACGGAATAAATTATGGCAGACTTTAAGATCAGTAGAATTAGATACACATGGCGTAATGCGTGGGCCAATGCCACAGTATACAATCGCGACGATGTAGTTAAATATGGCGGCAGCACGTGGGTATGTCAAAGACAACACACCGCATCTTTATTTGCCGCTGATCAAAACTTCACTGTTGGCTCCGATCCAAGACCAGCTTGGTTCAAGATGACCGACGGGTATGCATGGAGAGATTCGTGGGCTACTCCAACATTATACAATCCCGGAGATCTCGCATTATATGGTGGCGTAATTTATCTATGCGTGACCAGCCACACATCTCTAGCTACCTTTGACGCAAGCATATCAAACTGGGCAGAGTATCTTTCAGCCGATAATTGGAGAACTAGCTGGTTACCAGCCACACGCTACGGCATAGGCGATGTAGTTAGATACAACGGAGCGGTATATCGTTGCGTGGTTGGCCATACCAGCTCTTCTACTGCGCTGGGATTAGAAGTAGGAAATAATGACACACAAGATGACAGCACAGGTGAACTATGGCAAAAAATCTATGAAGGCATAGAATACCGAGGTCCGTGGGCTGCTTCCACTAGATACCGAGAGAACGACCTAGTAAAAATCAGCGGCAGTGTTTTTCGATGCACTGTTCCGCACACCAGCACCAGTCTAATAAACTATAACAACTTCACAGTTATTATCAACGGATACAAGTTCTATCAAACATGGAGTGCTGGTGTATATTATGCACTCGGCGACATGGTCCGTCACGGAGGAAACGTATACCTAGCAAATACCAGCAATATTGGACTGACGCCAGCTGCAGATAATAACTCTGTGTGGAATCTGTTGAGCAAGGCTGTGAATTTTTCAGGCACTTGGTCTTCAACAACGAATTATAAAATTGGTGATCTTGTCACACGCGGTGGAAATTTATACCTAGCTAATTCTGATACCAACAGCGACGGCAGTAGTCTTGATTATCTCGATGCAGGTGATTGGGAGTTGGTTAACGTAGGACAGAGATTCACCGGTGAGTGGACACTAGGGCAAGGTTACGATGTGAATGACCTTGTGGTTTATCTTGGAACCACATATGCATGTAATGTATATCATGCTGCAACAAATCAAAACTTTCCAGGCGACAACGGTTCGGGATTCTTTTATTGGGATATAGTTTTAGAAGCGTCATCTCCCGGTAGTATGACAACTCAAGGAGATATTCTTACTTTTGATTTAAGCAATACCTTGGTAGGAGATAACAGCACATTTGGAAAAGCAAGATTGGGCATAGGATCTGTAGGGCAGTTGCTGTCGGTCAACGATCAATCCTCAGTGATATATAAAGAGGTTGGAATAGTAGCACGAACAGTTTATGTAACTACAGCTGGAGTAGATGATGTTATCAATCCTCAAAGAGGATATTCACCGTTTGCTCCGTGGCGCACAGTGAGATTTGCCTGCCAACAGGTAAATGACGGCTATTCCGGACACACCACCATTAAAGTTGAGGCTGGCGTATACCAAGAAGTTACTCCTATAATTGTTCCTCAGAAAACGGTAGTGTTAGGATCTGAATTAAGATCAACTACGATACAAGCATCACCTTCAATCTTATCAAGCACAGATCGACCATATCATATCTCTATGCTAACAAGATTGAGCTCGGCATTGGCAAATATTCTAGCTAATACAAACCTAAGCTCAGTGACTGCAGGAAATACCCTATCACCTACGTTGGGGCTAGCAGCTTCCAATCCTACTATAACAGCTATTCAATTAAAAATCACACAGATACAAAATTATATCAATTATTATATAGCCAACACAGGATCTGCCCCATCCACTACAGGTTCAAACACTGCAGAAACAGATGTCGGAATAACAAATGCTGCCACTATTCTCGAATCAAATAAATTATTCTTACAAGCAGAAGCAGTTGCATATCTTCAATCCGCATTTCCTGCCTATGCGTTTAATGCCGATCTTGTTCGTTCATTCGTGCTTGAATATGTAAATGCTTTGAAATATGATGTTGTTTATACAGGTAACCACAAATCTCTTTTAGCAGCAAGATATTATAGAAATTCGGTGCTAGGATGCACAACCACAGAAGACATGTTTTATGTGAGAAACGCCACAGGTATACGTGATTGCACTCTAAAAGGAATAGTATCACAGCTGAATGCAATAGGAGTAGATCCTTACCAAAAACCAGCAGGAGGATCATATGTCAGCCTAGATCCAGGATGGGGTCCAGGGGATGTCAATGGTTGGATCACCACACGCTCACCATATATACAAGGTGTTACTACTATAGGTACTGGGTGTGTAGGAGTCAAAGTCGACGGAAACCTACACTCAGGTGGTAACAGATCTATCACTGCCAATGATTTTACTCAGGTTCTGTCAGACGGCATAGGAGCTTGGGTTACTAACAATGGTAGAGCAGAATTGGTATCAGTGTTTACCTATTATGCACACGTTGGATACCTTGCTGAAGACGGCGGAATTATACGAGCCACCAACGGAAATTGTTCTTATGGAGACTTTGGAGTTATCTCCGACGGAGTAGATGGCACAGAAACTCCTCAACTGGCAGCTATCTACACAAGAAGTGAACAAGCTGTTGTGAGTTCTGCGTTTGCAGGTGAATTTGTAGATGAAATACAGATTTTAGAATTTTCTAACTTCGGAGAAGATTACACAGCAGCCACAGTTTCGTTTGCCGGCGCAGGCATAGATGCCAGTGCTGTATTCGAAGAATTTCGTGATGATGCTGTTTACACCGTTCGAATTTTAGATGCCAACACCACAGGAGCACAATCTCTAGGAGGTTCTGGCTACGTAGTAAAGCAAAACAACGCACAAGGTGGGACCAACACCACTATAACAATAGCTGCTAATGATCAAGGCACATACGCAACTTATGCAGGTATGAGAGTTATTATTATAAGCGGTGAGGGAACTGGTCAGTACGGATATATTGGAGCATACGACGATATAGGAAAAGTGATCAGTGTTTACCGAGAGACGGATGATCAACCGGGTTGGGATCATGTGGTGCCAGGTAAATTACCATCTTCACAACTGTTGAGCAATACGATCTATAGAATTGAACCTAGGGTAATATTCCCAGAACCCCAATTTTTGTCACAGTCTGTAAGCACACCTGTTTCCGCAGCATGGAATCAAATAATCTACGGTGAAACCACAAAGACATACACCAATGTGGCAGTAAATCAAGCAGGCACAGGAACAGCAGCAGTGGGTCCAGTATTTGCCACATTTAATGTAAACAAAATTGGTCGAAATTATACCATCAGCATTAACAACCCAGGCACGAGATATCAGGTAGGACAGGTTTTAACCATAAGTGGTAATTTGGTAGGGGGAGCTACTCCTGTTAATGACATATCCATAGAAGTCATGTCTGTTAGTTCCACCGGCTCACAGAATATTTTGACTGCGGTGCAGAAAACATACGGAACCGGAATTAGAAATCGTGCAGCCAGCGGAGTTTTTGTGGCTGTTTCGTCGACCAGCACTACAGTTTACAGTCCAGACGGAGAAACTTGGACTGGGGCTAGCATGCCCAGTGCCGGTAATTGGAAATGTCTAGCAGCAGGTAAAATAACATATCCAACACCGGGCAATCATATATTCGTAGCTATAAGAAAAACCAGCGCCGTGGCAGCCAGCTCCCTAGACGGAGTTACTTGGACTACCCGATCAATGCCAGCATCACGTGAATGGAATTCATGTATCCACGGAGGAGGAGTATTCCTTGCAGTGGCCACAGATTCAAATTCAGCTGCATACAGCTTGGATGGAACTAATTGGATCGCTGTTTCTCTACCTGTTGGTGATTCTACGCTTAACGAGTGGGTAGATGTGGCCTATGGAAAAAATACCTATGTGGCTCTTGCCAACTCTGGAAATAATGTAGCGACAGGATCATACAATTCAACACTGGATACATGGTCGTGGCAGATACAAATCATGGATTCAGTAGCAGACTCCAGCCAAAAAGATTGGGTAAGTATTGCGTATGGCAACAACAGATTCGTGGCTATAAGCAGTACCGGTGAAATTTCTTACAGTTTCGATGGAATTTTATGGTTGGCATCTACTATGCCTTCACAAGACGGATCCACATCTCATAATTGGAAAAAAATTAGATATGGTCAGGGAGTATTTTTTGCTGTTGGGGATCTCGGCGGAAGGGTTGTTGGCGGAGATCCAACAGTGGGAGCCCCACAAACCAACTTTGCAGCTACATCGTTTGATGGCATCACATGGACTGCTAGAACGCTTTCCTCTAGCGCAGAATGGACCACAGTGGCATTTGGTAATCCTTATATAGACAGCTTAGATTCAACAGTGGGGCGTAATACTCCAACATGGATAACCATAGATAACACTCAACAAGTTAATAGAATCAAAACAGGAGCCAGAGCCCTAGGACGACCTATTATTGGATCCGGGAGAATATCAGCCATTAGTCTATGGGATCCGGGATCAGGATATCAAGATAGTGCTACGATTACTCTTGTTGATCCAAATAACAACAATGAAGTACTCACAGAGTGTTTGCATGCCGACGGTGTGTTGGCTCAACCTAGTTGGCTAAATCGAGGATTAGGATACCGCACAGCGACTACCATATCTACAATAACCGGCGACGGCTATGCCGATATAAGACCAATAGGAAAATTCATAGTCATCAACGATTTAACATCTTATCCGAGACCTGGTGCAAATTTAACTATAGGAACTGTGGCTAACACATTTACAGTGACTACTATAGAACAGCTTGGGATGACCGACAGGGGACTAGCTGCTAGAATACGAGTTACTCCTGCAATAAAGACTAGAGATAATTTACAACACCTAACGCAGGTAGTGGTAAGATCACGATTCAGCCAGGCACGAATAACTGGTCACGATTTCTTAGATATTGGCACAGGAAACTTTGTAGAAACAAACTATCCAACGTTATACAGTGGATTTTATACATCCTCGCCAGAAAATGAAGTAGTGGAACTAAATCGAGGCCGGGTGTTTTATACATCAACAGATCAAGATGGCAATTTCCGAGCAGGCGAATTGTTTACTGTGGAACAATCTAGAGGAATTGTATCTGTATCGGCAGATTTTTTCGACTTCAGCGGATTGAACGAACTATCATTGGGGGGGATACAAGTTGGAGGTTCTGCAGTAATAATAAGAGAATTTTCTACAGATCCCTTACTCACAGCAGATTCAAACAACATAGTGTCAACCCAAAGAGCTGTTTCAGCCTATCTCGCTAATAGACTCAGTGTTGGTGGTGCAAGCGTAGCGGTGGGAAGTTTTATTGCGGGAACTGTGCTTGTAGGTCCAGCCCGTATTCAAAATACAGCAGGTTTAACAATTAGATTTACAACCGGAGCTAATTTCCAAGGATCTCAAGCAGCAATTAGAGGTTCAATACTAGCTCAAACATTGTTTCACACCGCTTAGTAATAACATTAACAAACTAAATATAATACACGGAGTAGAAAATGGCAGAATTTAAATTAGGTAGAATCAGATTTGTATGGAAAGGTGGTTGGACGGCCGGTACAGTTTACTACATAGATGATGTAGTTAGATTTGGCGCCCGCACTTATATCTGTGCAGTTGGTCACACATCTGCAGTAGACTTTAATACAGATTTAGAATACAGTCCTACAAAATGGAATCAGATGAGCGACGGCCAATCGTGGACCGGAGACTGGGCTGTTACTACATTATACAAATTAAATGACGTAGTGAAGTATGGCGGATTATTATATATCTGCAACGACAGTCATACATCTGCGGCTACTGTCGCATCGGGCCTAGAAGCTGATCAAGCCAAATGGACACTGTATGCCGAAGGATTTGATTGGAAAAATACATGGGCTGTCAGCACACGATACAAGGTAAATGACCTAGTTAAATATGGCGGATATACCTATGTGTGTAATACCTATCATACATCAGCAGCCACTACAGTATCGGGTCTAGAAGCTGATCAAGCTAAATGGGATAGTTTCAACCAAGGCATAGAATACAAGAGCACTTGGGTTGCTGCTACTAGATACAAACTCAATGATGTTGTGAAATATGGCGCCGGTCTTTGGATCTGCACTACACAACACACAGCAGACGCTGCATTTTTGACAGACAGTACCGCAGGGCGATGGGCACAGTTCAATGAAGGTGCAGAATATGAAAGTATATGGAGTTCTGCCACACTGTATCAACCAGGCGACATAGTTAGTTACGGCGGCAATCAATACATAGCCAAAACTGTACATACTGCGGCATCTGCAGCAGCCAATCCAGTAATCACAACCACAAATTGGGATCTGTTCACTGAAGGATTGAAATTTCAATCAACATGGACAAACACAACATCATACAAGATCGGTGAAGTTGTTAAGTTAGGGGCAAATACCTATCTTGCCACAGCTAATTCGGCGTCAACAGCAGTCACAGTTACAGCAGTTACCGCAAGCACAGATACATTTACCATAGCTTCTACCACTGGCATTTTGGTAGGCATGACCGTGAGATTCAGCGGAACTACATTTGGTAATGTATTCAATGGAGCTAGATATTTTGTTAAGACCGTAGCAGCAGGCAATATCACGATCTCGACCACATCTGGCGGCACTACATTTAACATCACAGCAGATGCTGCTGGCACAATGACTGCAACGGTATCTGCTGAACCACCAAACACCTCATATTGGTCTCAACTAAGTTCTGGTATCGGCTGGCAAGGCCTATGGGCCGATGACATAGATTATCTTCTAGGTGATGCTGTGAGATTTGGATCTAACACCTATATCTGTGTGCAAACACACAGATCAGAAGGTGACGACGGATCTACAGTAGGGGCAGAAGGTGGCGGACAGGCCAATTCAAGACCAGATCAAGATATCACAGGCACGTATTGGAATATTTTAAGTGTAGGCACAGAACTAGCAGTGCTTACAACCAAAGGAGATCTGGTATTTTATGGTAATAACGGTCCTCAGAGATTACCCATAGGTGATGAGGGACAAGTATTACGATCTACCGGCGATGCACCAGAATGGGTCACTCTAGGTCAGGCGGATCATGTATATTATGTTGCTCCAAACGGCGTCGATTTACCAGCTCCTATACACGGCAGCAGTCTTGACAAGCCCTATAAGACTATTAGATATGCTTGTGAACAGGTAGAACTTGGTCCTCGCAGACCCGATGCACGATATCTGTTGGAATTAAATCGTGTGTTTATTCAACGCGAAGTTACAGAATTTGTTCAAAGTCAGGTTTCACTGAACACAGCTCCATTTACCTCTGCGTTAGTCTACGATGATTTTAAACTTGAGCAACGGGTAGGAATTGTAATGGATGCGGTCATCAGTGATCTGTGTCACGGTGGTAATGTGCAATCACGCGGAGTTGCCAATTCATTCATTGGCGGATTAAGCCCAACAGAAGCTACCCCATACGCACCTGTGTTCACAGCCTCGGCTCAATCTCTAGCTGCCTATAACTACATGCTCACAGTTGTTGGAAATGTTTTAGCACAGACAGCTCCAACTGTAAATTATCAGACACTGAACGGCGACAATTCTACTGCCAAGGTGGCTCAATATTTCAACAGCAGTCTTTCAGCAGAAGCTGATGCTGTGGCCACAGTGACAGCAAGTGTTACAATCATCACAAATGCTCTTACAGCACGAGCAGCAGCAGTCACAGCACCTCAGATAGCAGCTGCCATAGCTAGTGTGCCAGCAAGATATAGTCCTAGCAATCTTATAAAAATTGCCACAGGCCAGTATCGTGAAACACTACCAATCATTGTGCCTGAACAAACCTGTGTGATCGGCGATGAGCTACGTTCAACCAACGCAGGCCCTGCAGGAAGTCTAACTGATAGATCTGATGCAGGCTACAGCGTCGGTGCATTGACTAGATTACAAACAGTGGTTGATCAGATTGTACGAGGAGCAGACGTCACAGAAAGCTCAGGTAACACAGCATTACAAAGTGCAGCATTCCCATATGCCAGCACCAGCGAAGCAGCACTGGCAGCACAGTTGGTCAGAGTCATGCAGCACCGTATCGATTTTAGAATTGGCTCCACACATATGGAGAGTTCTGCTAATCCTACAGGATATAACACATCATTCTTGACAGGCTACGGTGATGCAAGAACACTGCTACGTGAAAACAAAGAATTTATCAAAGAAGAAATCACTGCTTATTTGACAGAAAATTACAGTTCAGTAAAATACAGCAAGACTAAATGCAAGCGAGATGTAGGCTTTATTATTGATGCCATGGGCTACGATTTGACCTATGGTGGATCATGGTCCACACTTAATGCAGGTCTAGCATATTTTGACGGTGATAACAGCACTGCTCTGCAGATTGACAGCACAGAAATTGCAGCCACTGTGGCCGCTTACGGTAGATTGAAGACTGTGATACAACAGATTATTGCTAACACCACAGTGACTAAATCTGCAGCCAACACTGCCACTCAATGGACTGACTCAACAAACTTGACAGGTGGTTCAGCTGCCAATGCCCAAGTAGGTGCATTGGTAGACATTATCACCAATATCATACAAGGTGACTCCACTGAGGCCACAAGACCACAGATCAATGTCACCACCATAGCAACATTGAATACATTTACATCTAACAGTCACGGCTTGCTGGTCGGTGATTCAGTTATTCCAAGAATCACAGCCAACGGATTAGTCAATGGTACCAAATATTGGGTAGTAGGTACAGTTACTACAAATACATTCCAACTTGCAGCTACATTTGGCGGCGCAGTGTTAGCTTCATTTACCAACGGCAGCGTTGACATTGACATAGAAACCATAGATAAACCTATAGCAACCAATGCCGTGACTTCGACCACTGCATTAATTGCCGCAGCAGTTACACTAGATGCTGCACAAGAAACCATAGTCACCGCTGCTACCACTTATATTAGCACCAACTATCCTACATTGGTTTATAACAGTGCAAAATGTGCTCGTGATGTAAGACTGATATTAGAAGCTGTGATGTTTGACTTTATGTTTAACAGCAATTTCAAGACTAGAGAAGCTGCGTACTCATATTTGAGAGCCACAGCCTCTGATGTATTCACATTGAATCAAAAGACTGCTACTAGAGCTGCATTTACCTATGTTAAAACATTGGCCAAAGCCAACGTGGGTGGAGATGCTACTGCACAGGCTCGTATTGAAACATTAATGACACTGCTAGACGACATTGTCTACGGTGCAACCAACGAAGGAAGTCGTTGTGCCAGTAGTGATAGAATGGTCGACTATGCTGTGCTGCAATTAGAGCGAAACAGATCATACATTGCGTCTGAAATCAATGCCTACATCAATTCAACATACACTACCACAGTTACAACTGCTACAGCAGCCACTGACGTATTCACTTGTGCATCAACAGCATGGATGCGCAGAAACGCAGCTATCAGATTCACAGGTACAACATTTGGTGGAGTAGCAATAGCAACCACTTATTATATACAGAATGTGATTAGTGCAACTACATTTAAGATTGCTACTACCAGAGATTCAAACACAGCGTTTGATATTGCCAGCAACGGCAGTGGTTCGATGACCGTGGCTCTTTATTACAGCAGCACAGCCTGTCTCAGAGATGTTGGCACCTACATAGATGCACTGAAATACGATTTAAAATATACAGGCAACTATAAATCTAGACTAGCAGCAAGATACTATGCTAACAGTGTAACAGGCAGCTTAGAAGAAGATATGTATTATCTCAGAGACGGCACTGGTGTTAGAGATCAAACTCTGCAAGGACTCACAGGAGACTTGCTAGCAGTCAATCAATATGGAACTTCAAGAGTAAGTGCAGGTGCTTATGTATCTCTAGATCCAGGTTGGGGACCAGAAGACTATCGTGCATGGATTATCACACGTTCTCCATATGTACAGGGCGTTACTACTCTAGGTACAGCAGCCGTGGGTCAAAAGATTGACGGCGCACTGCATAATGGCGGCAACGATTCTATAGTTAGCAATGACTTCACTCAGGTCATATCCGACGGCATTGGCGCTTGGATTACCAACAACGGTCGTGCTGAATTGGTATCTGTGTTCTCATACTATGCACACGTAGCATACCTAGCGGAAAACGGTGGACGTATACGTGCGACCAACGGCAATAACTCTTATGGTGATTTTGGTTCTGTAGCGGAAGGAGTTGATACCAGTGAAACAGCTGGCGCAGGCGTTGTAGACAATAGATTTAAATTTGAAGCAACCGTAGATCGAATAGTCACAAACGGATCAGCACTGACCCAATTTGAATTTATCAACGCTGGTATTGATTACACCAAAGTTACATACACTCTATCAGGTGGCGGCCTCAGCGGATCATTAGAAGCAGATGAATTCCGTGACGACGCTGTTTATCAAGTTAGAATGTTGGATCTTGTAGACGACAGCACCGCTGCTGAAGAAGCTGATGGAAATTTTGGTGGTAACGGATATCTTAGTAACTCGAACACTGCCCAAGGCGGCACGTCAACTTCAGTGACCATTGCTGCCACTGACAGTGAACTCAGTACTGCATACATTGGCATGAAGATAGTGCTAATCGGAGGTGCTGGCGGAGGACAGTTTGGCATTATTACCACATACAATTCAGGCACTAAGGTAGCAGGCGTGGTTAAAGAATCTGACGCCACAGCAGGATTTGATCATTTGATAGCTGGCACAGCGATAATAGCACCAGACGCTTCTACCACATATATTATTGAACCTAGAGTGACATTCTCAGCACCTGGATATACCAGCACAGCTGCCACACTGCCAACTTCAGGCACATGGACAGCTGTGAGATACGGTGGAACTGCTGCGTCATATACAGCACTAACAGGTACCTATGCAGGTTCCGGTTCAGGTGCCACATTCACAGTGCTACGCAATGGATGGAAATACATACCTTCTGTGCAGGCCGCAGGCACAGGTTATGCAAGATTACAAACCATAACAATTTTAGGTACCAGCCTAGGCGGCACCACAACTGCCAATGACCTAGTGATCACAATCACCGCAGTAAATACTGTAACCGGCGCCATTCTAGATTTTGATCATGTGGGCTACGGCATAGGTGGTAGATATGTGGCTCTAAGAAGTGGAAGCACAGTGGGTGCAACTTCAGAAGATGGGATTACTTGGGATACAAGAACCAGCTTGATGCCTAGCGGAGCAAACTGGTCAGCTATGTCCTCGGGCTTGTTTGATAACGGTGCTACTGTGGTCAGCAGATTCGTAGCCGTAGCAGGAACCAGCGCCAACACCACAGCTGCATCTAGTGCAGATGGCATCACCTGGACTGCAAGAAACATAACCACTTCTGCTATATGGGTGGGAGTAACATTTGGTGCCCAGAAATTTGTAGCAGTTGCCAGCGATGTAACAACACTGCGAATCAGCAGTGACGGCGACATCTGGGATCAAACTGGTACATTGACCACTACTGGATTTACAGCTATCGCCTACGGCAAAAACAGATTTGTTGCGATCAAGAGTGGCACCAACGTGACTAATTATGCCACATCGACCACACTCACCGGCACTTGGACAGCTGGCACACTACCTAGTTCGTCAAACTGGAACAGTATTGCCTATGGTAACAACAGATTTGTTGCTGTTTCAAGCACCAGCGGAACCATAGCTGCCTACAGTCTAGACGGTATCACATGGACAGCCAGCACATTACCAGCCACAGCAGTGTGGACCAGTGTTAGCTACGGACAAGGAGTATTCCTTGCGGTGAGCACAACCACAGCAGCAGCAACATCGCCAGATGGTGTAACATGGACCGTGAGAGCAACCAGCACAGCAGCAAGTGGCTTCTCAGCAATCACGTTTGGTAACAGAAACAGATACGGCTTGTTTGTGGGAGTTGGAGGCAGTACAGGCACAGTGGCCACTTATATCAGAACAGGAGCTACTACCAGAGGTCGTGCAAAAGTGGCCAGTAGCAAATTATTCCAGGTTAATATTATAGAACCGGGATCTGGATATACAGCTGAACCAACAATAACCTTCACAGATCCCAACAATGTTTTTGAAGCTCCGGTGACCGTAAGAAAAGGCAGCGGAGTATTAGCGAATCCCACGTTTGTTAATCGAGGATCACAGTATGCAACCAGCAATGCTGAAGTAGATACAGGTGACGGCTATGCTGATTTTTATCAACCATCTGGCACTATTGCAGTGAGACGGTTGACTGTGAATCCAGTTGCCGGATCCAATGTGGTATTCAGTCATTTACCAAATAGAGTGTTTAAATTGGTAAACGTGGTATCGTTCCTAGGTGCTAACACTGGAAGTTACACTGCGTTTCTCCGAATTAGCCCAGATTTTACGGTCAACGAGGCACCTGAGCATCTTACTTCATTGACCACTAGATTGCGTTACAGTCAGGTTAGATTGACAGGACATGATTTCTTAAGCATAGGCACAGGAAATTTTGTAGAAACAAACTATCCAGGCACACCATTACAGGAAGCGATACCCGCTAATGAAACTGTGGAAAATGGCGGAGGTCGAGTATTTTATACCTCTACAGACCAAGACGGCAACTTTAGAGTAGGCAGTTTGTTTAATATTGAACAAAGCACTGGTATAGCTACCTTGAATGCAGATGAATTTAATATCACAGGACTGCAGGAACTGAGTCTAGGCAACGTTACGCTAGGTGGAAACAGTGCTACAATCACTGAATTTTCAACTGATCAGTTCTTTACAGCAAATTCAGATAATATTGTTCCTACCCAAAGAGCTGTAAAAGCCTATATCGCAGCCCAAATTGGTGGTGGTGGCGCCAGCTTGAATGTCAACTCAGTAACAGCTGGTAGTGTGTTTATCAGTTCCAATACTATTACAACCACTACTGGTGGGGCTATAAATATGAACGCTACTTTTGAATTCACCAGCGGAGTTACCGGACTGCCCTTGGCGTTTAATTACTTTTTAAACTAAATACAACATGGAGAATAAATTATGGCAACAGGAAGACTAGGAATCGCAGATCTTGCAGCAACAACACTAACAACGTTGTATACCTGTCCTGCGACTACATTTACAGTGGCATCAGTGAATATCTGCAACAGAACCGCAGCACCAATTACCGTGAGGCTTGCTGTGGCATCGCTAGCTACACCCACTAATGCAGAATACATAGAATATGATACAACTATAGCAGCCAACCAGGTTCTAGAACGAACCGGTATTGTTATAGATGCTGGCAAGTTGATTGTTGTGCGCTCAAGCGCAACCGGTATCAGTGCAGTAGCATATGGTATTGAAACAACAACAGTATAAATACTTTTGACAAATAAGGATTGATCATGGGAAGAATTTCAAGCACAATAGCATCAACCGGGACTAGCAAAGCTGTAGTAGTTAGTCCAACAACCACTGCGTTGACCACAGCATACACCAACACTTCGGGTTCAGGTGCTGAGTTAAAAGCTGTGAATATAAACGGTCAACAGAACAACACCACGCTGATCACAGCGGCCAGTGGAGCATCTGAATGGACCTTCATGGGGGACAACAATCACGTGCTGCTAGGCACCCAACAAGAGGGCAGTTACGGGTTCGGAGAACCTTACCCTGTGCAGCTCAGTGACAACCGTGTGTTGATATTCTTCCTGCCACATCAACAGCATCGCGGCGGCGATACAGATTTCTTCTCGGGAACCATGATACACACGCAGATCTTGGAGTATCAGACCAACAAATATGTAGCAGGTCCCATACAGAATCACACCTTGCCCGGCACCATGTTCCAAGACATGAGTTATAGTTTGTGGAGCATGCCTGAGAGCTCATATACAAGCACCATGGGCGAAGCTTGCTGGCGAGCAGTGGCATTGACTGCAACCAAAGTGGCAGCAGCTGTGCGAATCAGAAGTCAGTTTTGGCTGATGAGATTTACCATCACTGGCAACACAGTGGATCATGTGGTGACCAGCCTGGACCTCACAGGTGCAACGGCCATGAACTCGTCCACTGCCTATCCCTTTGCCATGGATACTGTGCCAGGTAACACCAATCAAGTTATTATAGCAGCTGCAGATGCCTCAAATTGGACCGTGCAGAGTCATAATGTGCCCAACAGCGGTGCATTGTCAGTTTCCAGTGCCAAGCAGACACTGTGGAGTCATGGCAGTTACACGCATAGTATTGGTATGACAAAGATGGTTAAAACAGCCACTGGTACCACAGTGCCTTACTGTTTTGCAGCGCCAACCTCTACCACAGCGTCTAATGGTGTGGTATATAATTATGACAATGCAGCCTTTACCTGGACCATACAGGGCACCAACCAAAGTTTGACTGCTATTTCAAGTCAGCACTCGGGATTCTTAGGTGCATGTTTGAGCACAGGCACCTCAGTGAACGCAGTGATCTGTACCACAACAGGTAGCGGTGGTGGTGACGGTGTAGTTACATTCTATCGTCAACAGACCAGTGCTGGTTTCACTACCACGAGACAGAGTTTAACCACACAACACACCACATACAAGCGCCCCACAGAAAGATTTCAATGGGGTGATGAACGTGCGATTTTCACAGGCCACAATGGCATGTTGGTCTGCTACGACAGTGCCGGCACAATGACCAACCTGATCAGTGCTATCACGGACAGCACCAACACTGCAAGATGGCGCCCATGCTGGTTCCCTTTCAACAGTCGTCCTTTATACGCCTACTATGACGATGCCACCAGAGACGTTGGTTACAACATAGCCTATTCGGCTAGAACCGGTATGTCTTCTGCTACCAGCGTGGGTGTAAAAACACTCACAGGCAATTATCTACCATACGGACATGATTATGGCAATGGCTATGCTTGGAACGAGCAGGCCAGCTGTTGGATTTTTGCCCAAGGTGGCAGACTGTATGCTCTCAGCACAGAAGGTGTGATACTGAGTGAAACCAGATTGTATAACATGCATATCACACTGAATTATTTGTGGTGCGCTAGACAAGTCGCTGTGACACCCAGTGGCCGCATACTTTTCAGCACTGACTACGGTCTTGGCATACACCCCTCCACCACCTACAGCACCAGCACAGAGTGGCAGAGCATGACATCACAGATGTATATGAATACGACAGATCCCGTGACTACACCCACTGGTCTCAAGGACATCAAACTGCAGAAGGCTCCTAATCAGATTTCAAGTCCAGTCAGCGGCAACATGGTATACTTCACAGATGCTAGCGGAACAGAAATGGCCTATATGTTGCATGTCGCCAGTGGACACGGCACGACCAATATCACTTGGTTTGATGGCACAGATTGGCAAGGTAGTACCTACGCCACCAGCAGTACTGGTGGTGGGGGCACTTGGGGCAAAGGTTATAAATTGAACCAACGATTGATACAGGTCACTCCCTGCACCACTCTTTTCCCCAGAGGTCAATGGATGATGGTAGGCTCATATGGCCATGCTAGTACCTCTAACCTTCGTAACTCGGGAATGAGTGATACCCATGCATTCGGCGGATTTACCAGCATGAATGTCCAGGCATTCCAGTTGGATAGCGTAAACGTCACAGAAGGCTGGGGCATTGGCATGTGGACACACAACGGCAGATCCAGTGGCGTGAGCGTGACTGCTCAGTATGAAGACACCTTGCAGACTCTGCGAGTGTTCACCAGTTTCAACGGACGTCTGCAAGAACGCAGAGGTTATGTCAATCCCGTAACCAGTGTCAATCACAGACAGGCTGTGTGCGCTGTCAGCAAGTTTGGCTATGTGATTGCTTACCAAAACACCAGCCGAGCAGATCAAACAGTGCGAGCAGAAGTGTGGAACACAGTGGATGCTGTTAACTATGTGACTGCACAGACCACAGCTTCTGGCAGTGGTTGGTTCCAGTTGCGTCAAACCAACAAGAACAGCATGCAGTTGTTCAACACCACAGGTGCTACCACAATCAACAACGTGTATTCATTCTATGGCTTGCCTGATGATGTGAGATTTTACATTGCCTTGGATGACAACGCAGGCAATGTATTTTATCTCAACAACGGACAAAGTGTGAGTCTAGCAAGTTTACAGAGTTTATTCCGCAGTGATGTTGATTACCAAGTGCCACCTGGCAGCAGTATCAAAGTAGCTGTGGACACGCCATATACTAACCAAGTATTGCTTTCTCTAGTAGAGAGATAAACATGCGATTTACATCAAGTGCAGATTCTTTGGTTTCTACATCTGGTAGTGCAGGTTCAGGCTCAACAACAGCAACCTCAAGTTCCCCAGTAGGCCAAGCCTTTTATGGGTTCGGCAGTGGAACCTATACATGGCGTTGCCCACCAGGAGTCACCTCAGTGTGCGTGGTCGCTATTGGCGGTGGTTCTGCCAGTCAAGGCGCTAGTGCATCTGGCAATGGAGGAGGTGCTGGTGGCGGACTGGGTTGGAAAAACAACATCCCAGTAACACCAGGTGCAGATTACACCGTGTTTGTGGGCAAGGGTGGCAATTTAAATGGCACCTCACCCAGTGGAGAAGAAAGCTACTTCATAAGTGCTGCTACTGTGCGAGGTGGCCCTGGTGCATACCTCGTTGGTGGCGGCTACACCGGTGACGGTGGCGGCAATGGTGGTGCTGCAATTGCCAGTGGTGCAGGAGGTGGTGCTGGAGGGTATAGTGGCACTGGTGGGTATTCCCCTGCCAACAGCTATGGCAATGCCGGCAGTGGCGGCGCTGGCGGCGCTGGTGGTGGCCATAGTTCCACACACGGCTATTCCAGTGGTGGCGGAGTTGGGCCTTTTGGACAAGGCGCTTCGGGGGCAGGTGTCAGCTATGGTGGGGGTCGCGGTGGTAGTGGCGGCGAAGACGGCAGAATGGGTCAAAATCCGTTTGTAAGCTATGGCAACAATGACAGGCCCGGTGGTCTTTACGGTGGCGGCGCAGGTGGGCCTGGCGACGGCTCTAATATTGGTTACGGAATACAAGCTGGGGGTCGCGGCTGTGTTAGAATTATTTGGGGAGCAGGAAGAAGCTTTCCGTCAACAGGCACAGGAGATATGTGATGTTATTGTTATCATCAATGGAAAATGTTTTGTTTAATATGGTAGAGAGATAATCGTGCAATTTACATCAAGTTCAAATTCTTTAATTTCTGATAATCCAACAGCTTCGGGTGCAGCTTCGGGTGCAAGCTCAAGTTCCCCAGTAGGCCAAGCCTTTTATGGGTTTGGCAATGGAACCTACACATGGCGTTGTCCCCCAGGTGTTACCTCAGTGTGTGTGGTATGCATAGGTGGTGGTTCCGCCAGTCAAGGCGCTACTGCATCTGGCAATGGAGGAGGTGCTGGTGGTGGCCTGGGTTGGAAAAACAACATCCCTGTAACGCCAGGCGCAGACTACACAGTGTTTGTGGGCAAGGGTGGTAATTTCAATGACGGTAACCCTAGTGGAGAAGAAAGTTACTTTATAAGTGCTGCTACTGTGCGAGGTGGCCCTGGTGCATACCTCGTTGGTGGCGGCTACACCGGCGACGGTGGTGGTAATGGTGGTAATGCAATTGCCAGTGGTGCTGGTGGTGG